ACACCCACGCAAGGTCAGGGTGGTAACTCGCAGCAGCGGTGTAGAACAGACCCTGCGGGTGTTCCTCGGCCTCCACCATCACGCCGTCACCGAACTTCCAGTCCAAGCTAATGACGCGATCCCCGACGCGGCCAATCAGATCGGTTGAGCCAAACACACCAGGCAACTGCGAGCCGAACTCCACGCGCTGCTCGACCGCGTACTCCATGACGCTTTCGGGGTCAATCTGCATCAGCGCCTCAATGGCCGGTTGCAGTTTGTCGTCGATCATGTCCTGCGTGAGTGTGATGTCCTCGTACTTCATGCCCAAGAAATCTTTGAACTCGCCGTGCCCGTCCAAGTGCAAGGCGATGACGTTGTGCAAGAGCGTGCCTTTGTCTGCGTCTTTGCTTGACGGACGCGGGGGCATCTTGTTGGACAACTCCACCGACGCGGGGCAGTGGATGACGCGTTTGGCGGTTGACCCGCCGACGACTGATGAGTGCTGCACTGTATGTTCCTACTGTTGTTGATCGAGCCGCCATCCTGCCTGTCAAAAATTAGCTTGTCAAATACTTTTTCGTCGTGTTAGCTTCGCCCGCATGGTACAGATTCAAGACGACGTAGGCGGCGAAGTGCAGTGTGCGTGTGGTTGCACTGTGTGGCGTGAGCTTGTGCAAAAGGGCGACAACGCGGGCCAATGGCGGTTGGTGAATGTAGATGGCCGGATGCACTTTTGCAACGGCGTGCCGCATAAGATGGGCAACTGGACAGACGCCGAGCGTGCGTTTGTCGCATCCAACTATGGCCCGATGACTGCGGGCCAGATTGCGTTGGCGCTTAACCGCGCCGTGACGACTGTGAGAAACGTGATCCGTGAAATCAATAGACAACGGCGCAGCCGATGAAAGAAGCCGCAGTAGAGAAGCACTTCGCGTGGGCTGTGGAGCGTGCGGGGGGCAAAAGCTGGAAGTTCAAAAGCCCCAGCAATCGCGGCGTGTGCGACCGGATCGCTTGTCTGCCTAACGGCCAGACATGGTTTGTGGAACTCAAAACCAAAGGCGGGCGGCTGTCGGAGTTGCAGAAGCTGCACGCCGCTGACCTTGCGGCGCTTAACCAAAACTATGCGTGTCTGTGGACAACCGAACAGGTGGATCAGTGGCTAAAGTCCTTGTAGCTTGCGAGTACAGCGGCGCTGTACGCGATGCTTTCCTACGGAAGGGGCATGATGCGTGGTCATGCGACTTGCTGCCGACCGATGCGCCAGGGCCGCATTTTCAAGGCGACGTTACGACGGTGCTGGCGCAGGGGTGGGATTTAATGATCGCCCATCCACCTTGCACCTACCTGTCAGTGTCCGGTATGCACTGGACAACGCGCGGATTGCGCGATCCGCAGTTGACCGAGGATGCGCTCGCGTTTGTGCGCTTGCTGCTGGACGCGCCGATTGATCGCACCGCGCTGGAGAATCCGGTGAGCGTCATCAGCAGCCGGATCCGCAAACCTGACCAGATTGTGCAGCCGTGGATGTTCGGCCACGACGCCAGCAAGAAAACGTGCCTGTGGCTCAAGAACCTGCCGCCGCTGCAACCGACAAACGTGGTGGAACCGCGCATCGTCAACGGCAAACCGCGCTGGGGCAACCAGACCGGCAGCGGGCAGAACAAGCTCGGGCCGAGCGCCGACAGGTGGAAAATCCGCAGTGCCACCTACGCAGGCATCGCCGCAGCAATGGCCGAGCAATGGGGCGGGTTGCTGTGAACCTTAGACCCTACCAAGACTTGGCGGCAGACTTCCTCTACGCCCGCGACAGGGCGCTGATTTTGGCCCCCGTGGGCGCGGGCAAGACCGCCATCACGCTGACCGCCATGCGCGACATGATCCGCGACGGTCACGCCAAACGGTTTCTGGTGCTGGCCCCCAAGCGCGTGGCAACCAGCGTGTGGCCCAAGGAGGCGGCGCTGTGGGCGTCCGAATTGTCGTTGGTGGTCTGCGTAGGGCCACCGGCCAAGCGGGCCGCTGCGCTGCGCTCAACGGCTCAGATCGTCGTGGCTAACTACGACACCTTGCAGTGGCTGGCCGCGCAGCCGCTAAAGTTCGACGCCATCGTGTTTGACGAATTGACGCGCCTTAAGAACCCGTCCGGCACACGCTTTAAGGCGCTGCACAAGATCATCGAACGTTTCCCCATCCGCTGGGGCTTAACCGGCAGCTTTACCAGCAACGGGCTGGAGGATGTATTCGGGCAGTGCAAGATCGTCAATGAGGCGCTCTTGGGCCGCGCCAAGGGCGCGTTCATGCAGCAATACTTTGCCCTTATCAACCGCGAATACGGCCAGTGGGAACCGCGCACTGGCTCGCTGGAAGCGGTCATGGCGCGGATCAAACCCGCCACGTTCCTGTTAGAGCCAGGCGACTACAAAGACACCCTGCCGCCGCTGCACATTGTCCCCGTCGCCTGCGACATGGACATGACGCTTTACGACAAGATGAAGCGCGACTTCGTGCTGCAACTACAAGGGGCCACCGTCACCGCCGTCAGCGCGGGCGTGGTGTCGAGCAAACTGACCCAACTTGCCGCGGGTTTCATCTATGAAACGATCAAGACCGCCAGAGCCGATGCACCCGGAAAGTTCCACGTGGAACAACGACCTGTGCAAATTTCCTCACACAAGTTCGATGTGCTGGACGACTTGCTGGATGAGAACCAACACGCCAACACAATTCTGGTCTATGCGTTCCAAGAGCAGTTGGCTGAACTCAAGCGCCGCCACCCCACGCTTGCCACCCTTGACGACCCCGACATCATCGACCGCTGGAACGCAGGGGGCGTGCCGCTGCTGGCGCTGCATCCCGACTCGGCGGCGCACGGGTTAAACCTGCAACACGGCGGCTGCCATTTGGTGTTTTTGACGCTGCCGTGGTCGTGGGAGAAGTTTGAGCAGACCATAGGCCGGTTGCACCGCAGCGGCCAACGGCGTGATGTGTGGTGCTACTTGCTGCTGACGGAGAAAACCGTGGATGAGAGGATCTGGGGTGCGCTGCAATCCAAGCGCGATTACTCGGCCCAAGGGCTGGAGGCGTTGAAATGACCTTGAAAGAGAAAACTTTACGCGGTAGGCTGCGGGCTGCAAAAGAAGATTTGCGGGTTCGGCGCAAGGCGTACAACAGCGCCCAGCGCAGCCTGCAAAAGACCCTGACAGAAATTGTTTACTTGGAGACCTTACTTGAAAGAATACAACTGGCGAACACTCAATGACGCCGCGTCGTTGATGACCGAAGAAGAAGCCAAAGCGACGCTGGAGCATGAGCGCGCCAACAAGCGCCGTGCCTCCATCCTGATCCGGCTGCACCAGCGGTATTGCACTTTGCGGGCCGGGCGCGAGCGTGCGGCGCTGCTGGATGGCTTGGTGTCGCCATGAGCGAGGATGTCACGCTGTACGACAGCGCAGATAAGCGCCAGGTGGGCGGCAGTCACTACAAGGCGATGGGCGTGCAGCCGTGGACGGTGATGGAGTCCGTTATGACGCCCGAAGCGTTTCGCGGCTTTTTATTGGGCAACGTGATAAAGTACGCCATGCGGGCAGGGCGGAAAGCCGAAAGTGATGATTTAAGCAAAGCAATTCACTATTTGCAGCGGTTACAAGAACATGAAAAATTGCACAAAGTGTCAAACCCTTAAGCAAAAAATTGATTTTCCAATTAACGGGGGACGCTTACGGTCACAATGCAAAAGTTGCGTTGCGGAAAAATCGCGGTTGTGGCGTTTGGCGCATCCGGAGTATTCCACGCAATATATGCAAGAATACAAAGCCAAAAATTACCCCGCTATGAAAGCGCGGATTGCGCAGAAAAAACAAGAAATTTCAGATTGGAAACACGCTCGCGGTTGTACGGTGTGCGAAGAAACAACGCCTTGCACCCTAGAATTGCATCATCTAGACCCGTCAAAAAAAGAGCGCAATCCAGCGCAAAGTGCGACGCTAAAAACTTTTCTTAAAGAAATTCACAATTGCATTTTGCTTTGTTCAAATTGCCATAGAAAAGTTCATTACGGTAATTTGATAATTACGGACAAATTAATCCAAATTTACCAGCAGAAGCTGGAAGAAGTGCTTAAGGTGTGATGTGCAGGGTCGTCCTGCCGGGAGGCCGTGGGACGCACGAACTTTGCGCCTTGTCGATTGGGGCGGAGAGTGCCTTAGATTTCGGGACGTGCCCTTCAGCTTCCTTCCAACCACTGCCCGCGCATCGGGCCAGACATCACTGGCCGATCATACCACTATGTGAATCCTAGCCTCAAAGCGCCGCCATTCTTCGAGATTCTTTTGCACTTCCTGCGGGCTGGTGACGATCAGGCTGGCATCCGCAGGTGTGATTTTCACCTGATCCACGTTATGCCGGGCAACCAGGTCATACCACTGCCTTTCATCACGGCGATCCACGCGAGAAAACCCCATATGACCACCCCCGTCGCAACCACCCCAAACACCACTGCAAAGATCAACTCGTTGCGTTCTTGTCGGGCATCTTCCTCGCGGATTAAACGCAACTTTTCGGCTTTAATTCTCTCGATTTGGGCAGCTTTCTCGGCGTAGTACGCATCGCGTTCCTCTTTGGACATCGACCAGACCATCGCGGCTTCGTCTTCAGCCCGCTTCTTCTCGATCAAGACTTTCTTGGCCGCAGCCATCGAGGAGTCCAGATCCGAATCGTAGTCCGCTTCAACCTGTTTGGTGCCACGCTTAATGACGCGCTTGGTGGCACGGCGGTTCAGCAACGATGGGGCGATAGCCTTCTCGTCCTGACGGTTTTCCCTGTACTGCTGCACCTCGCCAGCAACCTGAGCAACGTCCTTGACCAGCCCAACGCCTTCGTTAAGCACGCCGCGGGCTGCTTTGAGTGCGCCCTCGGCCTGATTTAGCGGGTTGGTGATGTCGTCAAGACCGGCCATACATCCTCAGTTCATCGTTGCGGCGGTTGACTAAACCTTTTAGCACCTTGCCGCCAGCCTTGGTGAACTTCAGGAATTCTTGTGCAGCGCCAGCAACGTCGCCGCGATTGAATTTGGCCCGCAGGGTCGAGCGTTGCAGCGTGCCCAAGCCGACGTTAAAGCTGAAGCTTACCAATGCGTCAAAGCGCCCTTGATGACTGCTAGCAGCAGGGCACATTCGGGCCACCCCTGACTCAAACCGCGCAAGGTCACGGCGCAGTAGTGTTTCCACCTCGTCCTGCGACCATGCGCGATTGTCGGCGTCCTTGAGTGCATACCCTCGGCGATCCTCTAGCTTGAGCCTGCCTTGGTCTGGGTACAGGACGTGGCCCACGCCCACCGTCCACAGCAGCGCCGGGCAGCGGTAAGGCCGCAGCCTTACGCCCTCATGATGTTTGATGGTGTGAAGACAGTCGGCAGAGACGTTCACTTGCCAAACGCCCTCCCCCCGAAATGAAAGCTTAGAATTGAGGCAAACAACGCTTGCGTGTCATTGTCCCAAAGCAAGTCGGCCAATTCCTTGAAGTCAGTGCCTTTGTGCCATCCGTAAAAGAACAACCCCAGGTCAATCGCTACCAACAGAAAAAAGAACCCGTAGGTGATAACTGGCCGAACCAATGCACGAAAGTTCTTTACCCACACGCTAGTGCCTTCGTTGAGGCTCATATCGTGGGCATAGACGGCCTGCATCTCGGCTTGCTGCGCGGTGATGAGCGTCTGTTTGCTCTGCGCGTCCGATTCGATTTGAAGCTGCTCCGTGTGGATATGCTCCACACGCTCTTGGGCTTCAAAGCCGGCCTTGCGTAACTCCAATTCACGCTCCGTCTGCATCCTCGCCAAAGCCAGTTCGTGACCCTTGTCAGCACGGTCTTGAAAGAAGTCGAGGATTTTGGGCAACCCACCCATCAAGAACGAAATCACCGTCGAGAGTAACGTCATCATGGGGCGTCATCCTCATCGTCGTGAGACAGTTTTACACCAGCCAGCAGGCCTATGAACCCGCCAACGACTGTTTGGAACGCAGGCGAGATAAGTTTAAATATTTCGCTGTTGTCCACTTTGTCGTTAAACAGGCCCATCATTAGCGTTGCGACCATTGCAAAGATCACAAGGCACAACGTGGCGCTGACCATCAACGTCACATAGAAGGTCAGCTTGGCTTTCATTTGGTTACTAAGTGCGCCAGCAGCAAGATGATCGCGCCCGCGCTGCCGATGAAGATAGCCTCAATGCGCTTGAGCCTAGCGTTCATGCCCCGCATCTGCATTTCAATGCCTTCGTACCGGAGCGCGCAAATGTCCACATGAGCGTCGATCTTGGCGTCCACATCCGCAGCACTGGCGCGCTTGACGACGGGTTTCTTAGGGGGCTTGGTCATTGCTGCTGAACTCCAGACGGCGCGGTAGGTGCAAGGCGATTAATAAGATACGGTGACATGGCATTGGTGGCTTGCGGGAGATTACGCAGCGCCGACAGCACCACGCTGCGCTCGCTGGGCGGCGTCATCATCAACAAGTCATTCATGCTCGCGCCCGACTGCACGGCTTTGGTCAACGCAACCATAGTTTTAGCGTTGACGCGGCCTTCCAGCCCTTGAATGACAGTGTTAGCCAACGTAATTTTGGGGCTAAGAAAATTTGGTATAGCTGCGTTAAGTTGATTGCGCGCCAAAATGCCAGACAACGCAGATGCGCCTTTACCGGCTTGGTCTTCTGCGCGCAAGCCCAACGCCGCTTCACCGGCAATTTTCTGCATCGGAATAATTTTGGTTCCCATTTCCTTAACGATGTCGTAAGTGTTAGGGCCAAATACTTTTTCAACTGCCGCAGGATTGTCACCGCGAATCAAATCCACAAATTGCGCGGGCGATGATTTGTACATTTGCAATGCTTGCGCGGCCAATTCTTGCTGGTTAATGCCGTGCATACCCGCAGAATAAGCCGTCAAGTAATCCTTCCAGCCGGTGCCGCCAGCTGTTTCAATTGCGGCGTCAAACGCGTCTTGCAAAGAATTTTGCAACTTGCCTGCTAATCGTTTATCCCAATTTTTATTTTTATCCGCGGCTTCATTAATGTAATCGCCAATTTCTTTACGAACCGTGTACAAATCTTCAGGATGAATAAACCCGTTACTTTCTTTGGCGTGTTCGCGCAGTTTGGCGTCAACTTTGGAAAGTGTTTCTTGCACTACGGTAGATGAACGAATTCCAGGCGGCGCTTTAATGTCTTGCACGGCAGTGGTCAATGGCGCGACATTCACACCTTCACTGATAGTTGAAGCAGCTGTCGTTAATTTTTCGCCTAAAGGGCCGCGTTGTTGCGCAAGCGGCACAATTTTAGTCATCATTGCGCCGGTTAACGCGGCTTCACGTTGAGGCGCAGTAACGGCATTCAAGCCACCAAACGCCGCGTTTTGCGCGGTAATGTTTTCCGTTGCTGTTGTGCCGCCAGCAATTCGCGCAAGTTCAGCCAAATGCGCATTGGTTTCCGTAATTTTTGCTGCGTTAGCTGTCGCCGCAGGGTCAATGGTTTCGGCCATTTTGAGCAACGCTTGATACGCGGGCAATTCTTGAGGAAGGCTTGCTGCGGTTCGGCTAGCCAACGCGTTAGGCTGCGCCGCATTGGCCGCAACAACGGCGGCAAGTTGATTGGGATCGTTTGCCAACGCTTCGCGGGTAATACGCAAAGCGTTCATGTCGGGCGACAAGCGATCTCGCATAGCCGACATCCAATTAGCGGCTTCACCTAGCCCTGCGCCAACTACCGGCAACGCGCCACCAACCAAAGCGCCGCCCAGCATTTGGCCGCCTTTCTCAGTAAGAAAGTTGCCTTGTCCGCTAGTGGGTTGTGAGATTGCGCCAATACCCGCGCCGGTCGCAGCGCCAACACCCACGCGGCCTAACAGCCCCATACCGGCAGGTGCGCCAGGAATAAAAGCCAAAGGCGCGCTGGTAATAGCGCCGCCGAAAGCGCGGCCCAACCCCGCTGCCGGGACTTTAGCCGCTGCCGTCTGGTATTGCGCTTCGCGTTGGCGAACATACTCAGGCGAAACAAGGCCAGTCAGTTCGCCAATGGCCACCGGAATATCGGTCAAGCCCGTCTGCAAAACGCGGGCGTATTCTGGCGACGCCGATCCATAGCCAGCGCCAGCCGCCAAACGCGCGCGCGCCACTGTTTCTTCACGTGACGGTTTGGCTTTAGGCGGTTGACCAGACAGATGTGCCAAGCCTTCGTCGGAAACCTTTGACAGATCACCTTTTTGCAACGCGTCTAAGTCAGCATCGGATAACTTGGCAAGATCAACGGCCATTACTTTTTACCTGCTTTACGGCGCGCAATTTCCGCCGCAATCGCGTCAGCCGAAGGCATACCCTCTGGCGTGCCAGCGGCAGGCGTTTCACCGCCCGCTTTGCCGCGCCGCGCGCCTGCCGCCGTTGCTGCTTCAAGCGCCGCCCGCATTTCAGCTTCCATAACTTCCAATGTTCCAGCCAATTGGCCCTTAGACATTGCGTTATTAATGACTTCGCGGGCATGGCTCTTATCACTAACGGTCGGTTGACCGCGCGGATTGATAGCACGGGCATAGGAGTTGATAAGCGAATTGATAGCGGTATTAAGTTTAACAACTTCGACGCCGCCCGTACCTTTACTAACGGCATTCTGAACCGCGTTAATAGACGGGTAATCAGTCAAGTTAACAGTCGGAATGATGTCGCGCAGCACGCCGATCATGCGATTGGCTTCGTCACTGGCAATTTCAATGTTGGCCGATGTAGTGCCTGCCGTGCGCGCGCCTGCGGCGGCACCTAACTGGCCGATGTTGAGCGCCGTAAGATCCGCTTGCGGATCAACTTGTAACGCCGCTTCAAACAACGGCGCAGTGCGGCTATTAAGGCGCGAAACTGGCACACGCCCGTCCAAAATTGCTTGATTCAAAAGCGGCGTAGCCGCGCCTGCGCCTTTTTCGCGCAACCGCTTGTCGGTAAGAATTTCGCTAGGAGTTGCTGTGTGTTGAACATCCAAAACAGGCTGCTTATACGTTGGGCTATTTGGGTTCAAATCCACAACGCGCGTAACGCCCCCAGCCGCAATTTTGTCGGGTTTAGGCGCAAACAGCGTAATCCTCTGCTCGGGCGTCAGTTCTTGAATGGCGCTTTGCCGTAACGCTGCTTGCAGCGCAAAAGGTTCGTCGGGCAATTGCCCCAACATTGCATCGGCTTTGTCTTGGTCAAGCATACCAATAGCCACCAAACCGCGAGCCGCAGCGATAGCATCGTCTTTGGTGACGTTGGGCTTGTTTGCTAACGCGCTAGTTACACTTCGAAACGCACCATACCGTTTATCGGCTACCGCAAGTGTTTTTTCATCCTGCGTAAGTGCTGCGGTTGCTGCGTCCATCTTGGCTTTAGCAAGTTGGCTAGGCAGTAGCGCATTGCGCTGGTCGATTTCCGACCGCACATTTTCCATTTGCGCTTGGCGCAAGGCGTTCTCTTGCTGACCAGACTGCATCTTCTGCGCCGCCATCATCATGTTGATGGGCGACTCAATCTGCGGAGCCTGATAGCCAAGAGCAATTCGTGAATCAATTGGCATACATCACCTCGGAGAGCCGCCGCCAAACATTCCTTGCGGTAAAAACCCGCCCCCGCTACCAGAGCTAGGATAAAACCGATTCAAAAATTGATTTTGCATATACATATTAGTCAACCCGCCCACGCCTTGTCCGATGGCGTTAGCGCTGCCGATATACCCCGACGCTCGCGCATTGGCTGCGCCCATGTACGCATCGCCTGCTTGATTGGCGTAATTTTGACCTGCCGCGCCCATTGCATTAGTAGCGCCTTGGCCTACGGCCTGTTGGCCGGAGAGCATATTGTAGTTAAGCTGGCGATTCTGATTGTACCGCGCAAAAGCGTTTTGGTATTCTTGCGACGCCAAATCTTGGCCATAGCCTTGCGCCGCTTTAAGAGCGCCGCCGGAAATCAGGCCGCCGCGAGCCGCAGCTTGACGATCAATAGCTTTCAAACCCTCGCTCATGCGAAAGCCGTATCCTGGGTCAGCTTGGAAATCTTGTTGGCTAAAGTTCCGCATGAGGTTGCCATAGCCTGCGGATCCTGCTTCACCGCCTAGACCAAGTTGCCGTAGCAATTCGTTCTGCGTGGTGATGCCCGCTTGACGAAACGGCTCTTGGTCAGCGCGTTGCTGGGCAAATTGATCGGCCTGCAATTGTGCTGCGCGATCTGCTGCTGCTGATTGAGTACCAGCGGCGCTTTTGGCCGCGCTAGAACCAATTGCACTTGATGCAACTGTGGCTGCGGCCATAGCCGCCAATGCTGCTGCTGTCCCGATCATTGCGCTACCTCGCGGATAAACGTGCGCTCCATAGGCGTAAAGCCTGCGCGAGCGTATACATTGTGCATCTTTTCAGTTCGATTGTCCTCAAGCGCGGCCATCAACAGCGCCGTAGCACCGATTTCTTTGGCCCACTGGTCAATCGCGTTAAACATTCCTTTTCCCGCGCCGCTACCCCGAGACTGCGGTTCCAGCCACCACCAAAGTTCTTGCACCACTTTGTGCGTTGGGCTGAAGTACATGGGGTAGGCAATAGCGCCTGCAATCCCTATCAAAGCATCGGAGTCTTCGGCAACCCACAGGGCAAGCGCTTCATTGGCTAACGCCCCACGGTAGAACTCGCTATACCCTTCGTTGTCAAAAGGTATCACGTTGTGTACCGGCGACGCCGCATGAAAACGGTTTGCCAGCACTAGGTACTGGCTCAAATCCGTTTCTACGGCGCGGCGTACAATCACGTCACTTCCCGCCCATTAGCGCGGATGTTGATGGCGCTAGCCGTACCGGCGATAGTGGAGATAAATCCGCTGGGGGCCAGCGCCGAGCCGACCAATTCGGGGAACGTGTAGGTCTCCCCCGCCTGGAGCGTCTTGGTCTTCACAATCAGGTTCTGGTTGCCCGCCGTATCGGCAGCCGTGACCAGATTGACGCTGATCGTTGCCGCCGAGGCGCTGTAGTTGGTGGCCGTGAACTTGTCGATCAGCGCAGTCACGCCCGCCGCAGTGTACTGCGTCGTCTGGCTGGCTTCGGCAGTCTTGGCGGGGATCAGGATTTTGACGGAAACGGTCATACGAATTCCTTATTCAAGCAGCAAACAGTTGTTCGCGGCGGCTTGCATGATTATCCAGTTTGTGCCATCAGATACAAGCGTCGCCCAGTCGCCCACAGAGGCGGCCAGAATTGCCGTACCCGCCGAACCGCCGCCCAACGGCACTACGTTGCTGGACGCCGAAATGAGGGTCTGCGCTTGGTAGTTGACAAATTTCAACTCCCGACCCGTGTAACTGGACGCCGTAGGTAACGTCACCGTACACGCCGAGCCGGTCTTGTTGTTGATGTACCAAGTGTCGCCGTTGGCAACCGTAAAGTTGGCCGTCTTGGTGATCGGCGCAGAACCGCCGCCAGCCGTTGCGGCGATGGTTATGGCACCCGAAGCGTTGGTGATCGTGATGCCGGTGCCAGCCGTCAGCGCCGCAGCCGTGTAGTTGGTGCCGTTGCCGATGGGGACAAAACCGTTGCTGGGCGTCGTGGAGATGCCAAGCCCGCCGCGCCCCACAGCCAGCGTTCCTGTCCAGCCTAGCGTCAATGAAGTTGCCGCCAGCAGGGCTGTCGTCGGGGAACCGCCCAGCGTCAACGTGACGTTGGTATCGTCGGTCTTTGTCAACGCCGCCGAAGTCACCGCAATTGTAGGCGTCAGACCGCCTGTGGAGGTAATAGGGGCCGTGGCGCTGACAGACGAGACGTAGCTTAATGTCGGGATATCACCCGCCACAAGGGCGCGGAAAGTGGGTACAGCGGCAGCGCCAGTGGTCGGGCCAGCCAGCACATAGTTGGCGGTTTGCGTGTTCCAGGCGGCGGTGAGCGTACCGCTGCTGGTGACCGGCGAATTGGTCACCGTGAACTGCGTGGGCATCGACAGCCCAACCGAAGTCACGGTACCGACGTAAGCGTCGTTTGACGTAATGGTAAAGCTAGGATACGTCCCCGAAATGGTGGTCGTACCTGCGCCGGTCAGGGACACCACTTGGTCAGGGGCGGTGTTGGTCAGCGTAATGGATCCGGCCCCGTTGGTTACGCTAATGCCGGTGCTGGCGGTCAGCGTAGCTTTGGCCAACGTATTGCCGGTGGTGTTGCCGATCAGCAACTGCCCGTTGGTGTAGCTGGTCTGCCCCGTGCCGCCGTTGGCCACAGCCAGCGTTCCGGCAACTGTTATGGCCCCGCTGGTAGCCGTGGCTGGCGTCAGTCCCGTCGAGCCAAAGCTGATGGAGGTCACGCCGATGCTGGACAGCGATGTCCAAGTAGGCGCGCCTGAGCCGCCGGAGGTTAACAACTGGCCGGAACTGCCCGCCGCCGAGAAGGCGATAGACGACCCGTCACCATACGCTGCGCTGCCCGCGGTGGCGGGGCCAATGATGTTGAAAAACGCGCCTGAGTTTAGCGGCAGCGCAGCGGGCTGGATGGCAACCGCTTGCGTCAGCGCATCAATTTGCTGTTGCAGTTCGCCCACTTCAGCCGACGGCTGCGAGGCAAACTGCTGTTCCAACGCGGAAAGCGCCGCCGCCAAGCAAGCCAGCCCCGACTGCGCGTCGTACTGCGTGCCGACTTCATCGCTGAGTGTGCGAAGTTCGGCATCAAAGGAGGCTAGCAAGCTGTCGGTATCTGGCCCAATCGCGGCGTCTTGGGCGACAGTGGCCGTGTTGAACAGACTCAAGAAGAACATATACCAGGCGCGGTCAATCAGACCTGTGCGCGGGTCAATCATCGCCACCCGTGGGGGTGTAATCGGCGTCGGGTTAGCCGATGGCGAACTAGGCATTGGTGCCAGTCGCAAAGAGTTCGGCACCCATGACGGCAATTTTTACCGGATCTGTACCCGACACTTCGTACACGCGGTCGCGGATCTTAAGCGTCATGCCCAGCCGCCGCCAGATGGTGCGGTAGCCAGACTCGCCAATCTTACCCATCGAGAGCCAATGCTCGTTTGACCAAGTGTGGCCGCCGTCGTCAGACCAACGCAGCATGACCTGCGGGTCAGAGCCTTGCACCGTGGACAGGCCGTCCAGCCCCACGCCGGACTGGCAGTCCAACTGCAAACTGTGATGGGCGCTGCGCTTGAGGTTGTTCTGGCCCGAAGGCAGCGCCCGCCACGAACGTTCCCATTTTTGCACGGCACCGTTGTCGGAAAACACGTCCAAATCAAATGCGTAGATGTTGCCGTTGACGTAATCGCCCACGACAATCTTGTTGTTGAACGCCATCTGGCAGTTGCTGCGATGGCGGTACTGGTTCTCGTTGCCGCTGGCACGCTCATGCCATGCGTTGGCGGCAACGTCAAAGACCCAAGTTTTTTGCGCGGACGGAAAGGTCAGCACATAGAACGCATGACCGTCCTGCTGGTAGGTGTAGGCAATCGCGTCGTCGATGTTGCCGTAGGACTGGATGTGCCATTCGACCGCATGGGTGCTGATGCGCTGGCCGGTGTAGCCGTTGGCCCGGTAGACGATGCCGCGCCCGCGAGCATCTGCGCCCAACCAGAACACGCCGTTGTCCAGCTTGGCCAGCGAGTAAGCCGCCGCGCAGCCAATCTCGTTAAACGCGCCTTGGATGCGCTGAAGCGGGAAATCTGTTGCGCCGCTGTCGTACCACACTTCGACGCTGTTGGTGCCAAACACCCACACTTCGCGGTGATCCACGATCAGGCCCACCACGCCGTCGGGCGAACCCTCGGCGCTGGCAAACTCCAACGGATCCACCGCCGTGCCGTCCAGCAACGCCGTGACCCAGATCTTCTGGCTGTTGGGTTCGTTGAACACAAAGTAGCCGTCGATATAGCCCACGGTACCCGCGCCGGGGAAGTCCGGGTCGGTGATTTGCGCCAGCACTGACGTGGTGGCGTTGTAGATGTAGCTGGGGCCGTTGCAGGCGATGAACATCTGCGTGCCGTTGTCGGCTATCGAAACCGGCCCCGTGCCGGTAATCGAGCCGCGAAGCGTCGCTGTATAGGTGCTGTCAACGCTGTAGAGCGCATTGCCAGACACCACATAGCCTACGTTATTGAACGTCCACAGACCGCGAATCGGGCCGACGCCAAGAGTGGCCAGCAACCGCAGTCCTGGCGCTCGCTGCAACCACGCCGCTTCTTTGCCTTCCGGCAGCACTTCGGGAAACAGATTGACCATACGCGCATCGGCAGCGTTGAGGCTGCGAGCGACGTAAGACTCCCCGAGAATCGGCGTCTTCACTTAATAATTACCCGCGTACACGTTGAACCGCTGCCGAGTCGCAATCAGCGAGTACGGCATCGACATCACATCGTCGGGGTTGTTGATGCGCTTCAAGTTGCGCTTGGACGCCATTGCAATCCGCGACACTTGGGGCGACGGCTCAACGCCAAACTCTGGCGCAATTTCGCAGGCCAGATTGTAGGTAAACGCACGCAAGTAGCCCGGCGGGAACAGGATGTTAGTCGCCAAGTTGGCCGGCTGCGTCAGTTCCTCGACGCTGATGAAGTGGAACTCCAACAAGCGTGTGGGCTTGGGGTACAGGTAGATGTCGATGTCAGGGTAGGTCATGTTTATGAACATGACCTGCGGATAAGTGGATGTGACGGTCTTGACCGCAATGCCGTCGTACTGCTGCTGATTGATCAGCTTGATGCCATACGAGACGTTGGTTTGCGGGTCACGAAAATAGGTCGCGTCGTCGACCAGAATCGGGCGCACAGCGGTGCCGTTCAAACGCACCAGCGACCCTGACGGGCCAAGCGTGGCGTTGATCGACCCGACGGGCCAGTTGACGATTTGGTCAATGGTGGAGAACACCGACAAGCGTTCTGTATTCCAACTGTCAATCATCTGGTTTAGCGCCATCAAGGCGTCTTGCGACATGGACGCTGACGGGGTTTCGCCCTCTGCAAGAATTCCAAGCAACCGAAGCGCGCGGTTGATCTGATCGCCAGCGGTGTATATGGCCATGTCAGCTTCCTTCGGTGGCGTCTGCCCTTACGCGGCGAGTGTACTTGCGCTTCTCGCGCAGTGCATTCTCAATTACAGAGTCTTCAAAGTCCTCGGTGCCGCCAAGAGTATAAATCTCCCAGCCGTTTTGTTCATCCATTTCCGCTTCCGCGTGTGAAATGGCGACTTTGGTGCCGTGAACCGGATGTTTGAGGTAGATGTGCATAGGTAAGAAACGGGGCCGGTGAAGGCCCCGTCCTATCAGCTTGCGCCGTGGATGATGGCGAAATTGAGGACAACAGCTTCAGACAGTGAAGTTGATGCAGTCAAATTACGCAGGGTAACTACCGCAGAACCCGCCGTCATGCTGGAAATATACGTGGTATACGCCGCAGCAGTACCGCCGCCCGAAACATTAACAACGATGGCGTCATTGGCGCTGATCAACGAATTGGTCAGCGTAAACGACACAGCGGTGCTACCCGCCAGCGCCGCGTTGTTCATCGTGATGCGACCCGCAGACTTGTTCAGGGTGACCCCTGTGGACTTGTCTGTGGCTTGCGTCACCGTACCTTGTGCTGCGGCAGAGTACCCGAGTTCCTGGCTTGCATAGCAAGTCGTGAATTCGGGATCGCTGTACGCAACGCCTGTCGCTTGAGTATTCGGCATGATGAAGTCTCCGTAAGAATGCCCCCAGATTGCTCCGGGGGCGATTCAATTAGGCAATGCGATAGAACGACCAAGTACCGTCGCCGGTCTTGCGTGCGCGCCAGAGGCCCGAAGTCAGCGTTGCCGAAGTCACCGTACCCACCAACGTCCAGCCAGTACCCACGGCAATCGTGAGCGTACCTGCGCCAGTGTTGATGAAGCTGACATCGAAGAAGCTGCTGACCTTGGCACTGGAAACCAGCACTTCGAGATCGGCCACGGTCGGCAGCGTGATGGAAGCGGTTGCGCCGCTGTACACCACAATGCCGTTGGTCAACTCAGCAGCGGTCAACGTCGCAGCAGCGGCCTTAGTGACCGGAGTCGCCTGGACGCCAATATTAACTTCAGAAAGATTGCCATCACCAAGCTGATAGCCACCTGCACCATTAGGAAGAGCCATGATTAATACCTCACAAAATTGAAGAAACACCCCAGCCGGTTAAGGCTGGGGCATCAAGGGTTAACCCCAGAGGCGAACGGCCATCTGCGGACGAATCACGCTGTAGCCGTACAGAACGTCAATACGACACGGCATACGGTCGTTATTGATGTCGTACTGGCGCACAACACGCATCGAAATGCCGTTGTGAACTGCGCGAGACGCCATATCGACACCCTGCGGGAGCAGAAGGTCGGCAGTGGCGAACGTGATGGCGTCCTTGTGGTACACCAGGTTCTGCGGGTAGGCGGTGGCCGCCGAGCCAAGCATCGTCACCACAGCACTGGCCGCCGGGAAGGCGTCAATGGTGGCCAGAGCCTGATCGGCAGTGTACATGGCCGGGCTGACCGACAGCGTAGCCGTCGACGAACCAGAAGCGGCTGCCGTAACAACAAACTGCTGAAGCGAGCCGGTGGTTTCGCGGGTCTGCGGGTTAACCGCATACACGCCAGCCACAGTGAACACGTCGCCCACGTTCCAGGTCTTGCTGGAGCCGGTGAAGCTGATACCCAGCGAGGTCGAACCCTGCGTGGTGACAGCCGAGGTGACGGTGATCGAAGTGCCCCAGTTACCCGTGGTGTACTGCTTGATCGACTGAGACATATTGATCTCGTCGAAGCCCAGTACGCCTTCGCCCATCATGCCGTTCTTAAACTGCTTGCTGATGGTGGAAGTCGGGTTGAACAGGCCCTTCATGCCCTCGACCAAGCCGGCGTTGGCAGCCGGATTGACGGTGGCAAAACGCGGCGACATCACCGCAGCGGCTTCGTTGAGCTTCTGCTGCGCCTGCAACAGAACCAGCGAAGTGCTGGGGGTCGTGCCGGGAGTACCGACCGACTGGTAGACGTTCTTGAACGAGTTGGCAACGTCAGCGTCGATGCTGGAGGCCAGCTGGCTGATACGAGGCTTCAACACGCGCTCTGCGAAATCGTCCAACTGCATGGTCAATTCGGCGGAGGTGAAGTTGACACCGATGTGCTTCTGCGAAGAAACAGTCAGGGTGGTGTACTGCTCGTTGTCGTCCTGCACCTGAAGCGCAGCACCGTCGGTCACCAGAGCGCGATCCGGCAGGCGGATACGCAGGGTCGAACCGATCTTGGCACCTTCGACAGCAAAGCTGTCGTCGTACTGACGGTTCACGTTGCGGGTGATCACCAGGTTGTTCTCTAGGATTTCCAGAGCCTTCCGGGTGATCATGTCAATAGTCAGAATGCTATTTGCCATGATGAAAAAGTCCTTAAATAAAAGTTAGCGGTTCATCTGCGCTTGCTGCTTCTTAATCTGGCGACGGCGTTCAGCTTCAATCCATTCCGACGTACTCATGGTCTTCGTAGAACGAGGATCAGTTGTATCGTAAGACGGATTTCCGCTGGCTCGCGCAGTCACTGGACTAATCGGTGCGGGCGCAGACGTAGTTCGTTTCACAACCGGATTAACGGCCACTTGGGCCTCAATCCTGCCAATTTCTTTGGCTTGCAAGAACGGCGACAGTTTGGAAATGCGATCCGCTTCTTTGGGGTTGGTGCCGAGGTAATACGCTACATCGGGGCCAACATCAGAGGCTTGAATCGTCTGGGCCATCACGCTAGTGATTGGAAGCGACGGGTTGTACGCGACTTGCTCAAAGTCATCGTACTTATTGCGTGCTTCTTCTTCCTTCTCGTGATACGCCTCAAGGAATTGAGCCTGCTGGCGCTGGGCCTCTTGCTGCTGGATCAATTGATGAGCCTTCTGGGTAACCAACGCATCGGCGTAGGCTTCAGGCGACTCAAACTGATCTAGCGAAGGGGCCTGCTCCGTGGCGGGCGGCGGGGGTACCGCTGCCTTTTGGGCCTGCATCCTCTCCCATTTGCGCTGCTCTCTGGCAAGCCGCTTACCAATGGCTGCGTCCAGATCTTCCTGAGTGAAAGTTTTGGCCGCTTCTACTGGTTTTTCTTCCGGCGTATCAACATCGAAGGCAGGAGAGGCCGTCTCTACCTGTTCCGGCGCGGGAACTTCCGCTATAACTTCCGAGACTTCTTCAGTCATAAATAATTTGATTCCAGAGAATCCCTGATGTTCCGCACCAGTACGGTTTGAACCGATCTTACTGCCTAGAGATTGCTAGGCGCAAGGAGTAAATTTGCGGCAGCTTCCTGCGCTGCGCGGTAGGCGGCCACCACTTTGTCTGCCGTCGGCAATTTGCCTTCGGCCAAAACGCCAATGTCTTTCATGGCTCGCGTAATAAGATCCAGCGGCGTGGTCATTTTTTACCCCGAATAGTTACCATGAGATGCACCCATGTACGACACAATTCCATACGCAATTGCATCGCCTCCGCCGGCTCCCCAATTTGCCGTTGTCGTCACATTGATACGCACCAATGCTGGCGGATTTGTTTGGTTAAGTGTCGTGTTGCCGGAGCTATTCAACACTGTCACCGCGTTGACGGTAAATTGATCTGAACCAACTAAAGTGTTGGTAAAGGCCCCATACAACACGCCGTATTGGTCTGATCCAGAAACCCAATAGGTCAAATACAAATCTTGTTTGTATGCTTCTTGGTTTACCGCCGTAAATGAAGTGTGGAAAAAATTCACTTGGTATGCTGCGGCAATTGACAGTCTGTTTAGACCAGGGGACGGTTTTAATTGGTTTGGAATTGGAATGTCAAAATCGTATGTGGCACTTGCCGACATACTTTGTTGAATCCATGAGTTTGGGTATTGCGCGCGAAATGTTCCATACTGAACATCATGCACAACGTAATCGTTCAACCCAACATAGCCGCCGCCTGACCATCCGCCTGGCGTAATGTTGCTAATGTTAAAGCCACGATTTACAGAATTAGGCTCACAATAAATTAAGCCTTGACTACGGTAATCAGGCCCACCGCTAGTGGTTTCCCATCCCCCCGTATCAATATGCCACGATATAAATTGATTAGTAGCACCGGCTGAATACCCTAAATACATTGGATTTGGATTTGTATCAAAACCATTGTCTAAGGCTTTTTGCCGTTGAGCGTCAAAATTACAATTTACCCATCGTATGTTGGTAATTTGCGATCCGCCGCCGCTTCCAGCACACAATGCATACACCGCCGCGCCATTGTTTGCCAACAAACTTACGCCGCGGCATTCGCATTCTTCAAATACGCATTCGTTGATAAATGCCCCAAGCGATCCGCTTGTTGCCACATAAAACGCGCTTTGCCCGCTGTCATTTACAACAATGTTTTTGGCGTTAAGGTTTTCCACCCAGTCATAGCCATCACAAATTATGGCAAACCCATATCGCCCTGCATTGTTTAAAAACACATTTTCAATGTAATCATGATCGCCAGCTTGAAGCCGGATGCAATCGCGGCCAACGCCGTTTAAGTCAATAATTAAATTTTGAATTTGTGCTTGACGGTAATTTGCGCCAACAATGTTAATTCCGTCGGCTGATGCCCCAAGGCCAACAAAATTGAACGTTGGCAGTCCAATTCCCACAATGCGAGCGCCCTTGTTTAAGGCGCCAACGGTCAATGTTGCCGTGACTTTGTATGTGCCCGGCGGAACAACAAGAACACCATCGTCAGAAATTGAGTCAATTGCCGCTTGAATAGCAATTGTATCGTTTGCAACGCCATCGCCAACAGCACCAAAATCTAATACGTTTACGGGTGCCCCCGTAATCATTGCATACGAAACTTTTGTAAGCGCCATCTTTATTCTCCCACTTGCATTTGCTTATATGCTTCATTTGCTTGCTCTATCATCTGTTGATAGGCGGCAATTGTTTGTTCTGTATGCACCAATTGGCAAATATCTTTTACCAAGTCTGATTCATTGGAAAAATCATCACCAGGGCAAATTACCCGCCGATGAAACGCCGACGAAAGCAATTTTCCATCTTCAATAATTCTTGTTGCTTGACGAATTTGCACCGTTTTGTTCTCGGTGATTTCAATAACATCGTCAACAATTTGTTTTTCAATGGCCATGTTTTTTCCTACGATAACGTCCAATAATGTCCGCTAACAAAAATTTGACTGCCTGGGGTTACGTCAGCGGCTTGCACTGCGGCTTGGCCGTTTCCGGTGATTTTTAAAATTGATACTTTGATTGAATTTGGCTCAACTTGTGCAGCCATTTCATCACGGGTTCCAGTGTTAAAAATTTTGCAAGCCGCGGCATAAAAAGTTACGGAATTAGGGTACGACGGCCCGGTTGACGTAAACGGCAAGCCGGTTATATAAATATCACCGGTGATTGACCCTTTGGTTTGAATAGAAATCGTAATATCGTATAAAACTCGATTTCCAACCTTGGTGTAATTACCCCATTGGTAATAGTATGCCGAAACGTTGTTAGTTCCGTCGGTCAAAACAGGCGTGAATGTTCCTTCCTCATAGTCTTTGAACAACTCACTTGTGCCCGTGCCTGGCGTTGCCGAAAAGTCGATGCCTTTGCCTGATGTGCCGACAATTAGGTTGCCTACGTTAAGCGTAAGATTACTGGACGCATCCAAAATCATGCTTTGCGTAAACGTAATGGCCGTTCCGGCGGTGCCAGATGGCGCGGTAAACCATTTAAACGCGCCGTCGCGCTGTTGAAAGCGTGTCGCGTTGTTCGTAGCTAGATATTGGTATGAGTCGGAAGCCGTGCGAATGCTGTTGTACGACAAATCGCCAGCGCCCAAATTGCTGTTGCTGTTGAGGCTGATATAAGACCCAATCTGCATGGCGCTGCCAACGCCGCCCCAAGCAGTGCTAATTGTCACACCCAAGCCAAAATTTGTGCCGTTAAATGTTAGCGCCGTGCCATTGGTTAACGTTGTGGTGCCACTGGCGTAAACAATGCCGTTTGCAGTCCAAGACGCAGCGCCTGTTCCACCGTTAGCCACAGACAGCGGCGTGGTTAACGCCAAACTAGCGGCGCTAATTGCTCTGCCCGCTGTCAAGTTAGCTACCGACACTTGTTTGGTCGTGCTGCTTTGAACAACGGGCAAAACTTCCGTACCCGCCAGCGGCGTGGTAGCGGAAGTTAAGGCCGATATCTTGCTGTTAGCCATTTTAGCTTACAGATTACCTTCGCTGACCCAAGTGCCTGGCGTACCGCCCGCAGTGCAACGCCAGCCTTTAGGCTGACCCACTACAGGGACAGTTTGACGAACCGCGTCGCCAATCGCCCAAGTGTTCGCCGTAGGCGCTGCATTGCTATAGGTCACAATTTGCGTGTTGTCTACCGTCATGGGCGTCACAATTCCCGCCAAATTACGCGCGGGTTGAATAGCGGGCAACGGCCCAAGATTTTCGTAATGACACGGCCGCCACAATACGGTTGCTTGGTCGGTAACGATATTCATAAACGGAATTGTTCCGGCATCGGTTCCCGATGTGTAGGTAACCGACAACAACATCCAATCAGAATAACTGCTGTAGAAATTGGCAAATTTCTTGATGCCACCAACGGTAGTGCCAAGGCCAATACGCACGCGGCCAATAAACTTAGCCCACACTTGAAATGTAAACGTGCGCCCTGTAGCCGCCGTAGTTAAACTAAATCCCGTGTGATTAGAGTTAACCGTATTCATGTTGTACGCGCTGGTGCCGCCAAACGGATCGGTAGCACCTGACGTACCTGCTGGCGACCATTGCGCGGCGTCCGAAAAATTCCACGATCCAACGCGGTTGTAAGCGTTCGGCTTAATTACGCCGCCAAATGGGGTAACGTGAGAATTAGCATGCGACGAACTGAAATTGGCATAGCCAGGGAAGTGTGCAAATTGGTTGCCCGTTGAATGTCGCAGTGACGTAAGGTGGTATTCCTCGTGATCGCTAACTTCAATTGGTTCGTCCAAGGTGTAGACCGGATCACGCAACGTAATCTGTTCAGCCGACAACAGGCTGGGCGTAACCGTATTTGTGTTCCACAACAACGGACGTTCAAAAATGACATTGGTTGCGCCAAACGTAGCCGCATCAATAAAAGTGTTTGGGTCAATTTGCGAGCAATCAATAAACGAAATGCCATCGCCGCCGCGCAATTTTACGGGGTGCGTAAGGTTAGCTTCCCAAGTGCAATTTACAAACCGCGTTTTGCAAGCGTAAATGTGATCTATTGACGTTGTTGCCGCCGTAAAAAATGAGCAAGTTCTAAACTCGTTTTGATAGCTGCCATGACCTTCAATCAACAAGGCGCAAGTGGCGTTGTTGGCAAAAGCTACTTCGTCAAAAATGTTTAGGTTGCAACCGTCTGCAACACTGGTTGAATAAAAAGATACGCCAGTAGCGGCTTCAATATTGAGGTTTGTAAACCGGCTGTTGAGAACAAATTGCCCATAAATGCCGTTTAATATACCAGAATCAATACGGCAATTTTCTACGCGAGTAAAACCAATGCAACGGTACAACAACGCATAGCTGGGGGTGAACGCGCCGCCGGTAGAAAACCGAAGCCCGGATACCACACTGTAATTGTCGTCTTGAACAGCGGGCAACAACGTGTTGAAGCAAGAAACAATTACTCCGTTATGGCGAGCATCAATCTTGGTGTTGCTGCGCCCCGCGCCAATAAACGATACGCCAATACTGCGATAGATAGGGCCGGTTGTTTTGTACGTTCCCGCGGGAAAATACACTTGACCGCCACCAGCAGTATTTACCGCGTCGTTAGCGGCTTGAATTGCTGTTGTATCGTCGGCCGCGCCATCCCCAACCGCGCCGAAGTCTTTGACGCTAACAATCTGTTGCAGCTTGGCACGAACTGTATAGGTCACCGCGCCCGTGTCGCCTTCGTTGTACGTCACCAATGCCGCATCAGTCTGCTGGCCGGAGGTCAACGACTGCACAGTGGTGAATTTGACCAACGCGCCAACATGAAGGCCGGAATCAAAGGTCACGGTGCTGGCGCTGGTTTCAACGTAGCTGTACGTCGAGCCGCTGTATTGGTTCACACCATCAACAAACACGCTCAACGTGTTGCCGCCGGGCACATACGGGTTAGCCAGCGTAAAGACCGTCTGCCCCGCCGTGGCAACTTGAATTTCTTCTTCTGCAAAGAAGTTTACAAAGTTGGAGTTGATACCAACGATGTTGTCGTAGGTGGCAATCAGGACGTCGGTGCTGTCTTTGAGCAAAAACTTATAGCTGGTGCCATCGGTAAGCCAAGTCTCGCCGCCAGGTACGCGGCCGCCGGAATCCAACACAATCGGGTTGGCGTGAGCCGTAACGCCAGAAGATGACGTATAGGTCGCTGCGGGCGTAGTGGTGCCAGCGGCGTAGGTGTACAACTTGCCGCCAGAGAGCGGCACGCCGTTGTTAGTAAAGAACTGGGCCGCAACGCCGCCCACAGGTGAGAGGAAGACGGCCATTGTGCGCCTCGATTATTCGTATGCGACGGTGAAAGAAGCGGAGTTAGCAAGGACGATGTACAGGCCCTTGTTAAAGAACAGCCCCGACGGGAAGTTGGCATAGGTCGTGCCAGCCGCGACGGTAATCGTATCCAAAATCTTCGGGTCGCTGGCGCTGCTGCCTGCCGAATCGTATACGGTCAGCGTGCCGGAAGACGTCGTGGAGACAAAAATACCGTACAGCTTGCCCGCGCCAACCTTAACTTGCTGGGTCGCGCTGGTCTGGGTGTAGTTAGCCATGATGAATCCTTATGCGAGGAATTTGAGTTTGTACAGGGTCGACAGGTACAACTCGACTATCCCGTCTACCAGATTATGCAAAGCGGTGTCGGATTTGTCGATGACTTCGTACCGCGAGGCTTCAATTTGCGCCAGCGAATCTTCCAGAAATTCAATGATGTTGTTGGACTTCTTGGCCGAATGCAGCGTAATTGGCCCCATCAGCCCGTGCCGGCCCTGATATGCCTCCGACAGCCCATCAGCCAGATCCACAATGCCCTCATAGAACTTCTGCAAGGCTTTGTGCTTGGCATAGCTGCGGGTGTTCAAATGCACCGAATGGGTCACATCGCGGGCCAAAAACAACTGCCCGATGAAATCTGCCATTGTCATTGCATCATCCCCTGATCCGGTGTTTCGCGTCCGGGCATCTCCGCCACCAGATCGCCCGATGTAATCATGCCATGAACCGTGCCCAATACGATGTCCTGAATCTGTTCTGGCGACATACTGGCCTGCACAGCGGTCAGACGCTTGGTCTCAGCGTCAAACGCCTTAACTTGCGCCTCAAAGTCCTTGCGCTTCATGTCCTGCGCTTCCATCGACTTGTTGACGTTCTGAAGCATCTGGTGCATCTGCTCCATTTCCTGCCCCATCGCCTGCATCTGCTGGTTGGCAGCGGCAAGGGCCGGATCTTCGTCCTGATCGTTGAGGATCTTAGGATCAATGGTCTTGGCAAACCGCTTGGCCATTTCCTGAGCGCCGGGCCAGTCCATGTTCTTAACAAACAGGTCGCCCGCCACAGCCCACAGTTGCGGGTTGCCTTGCAGAAGCTGGCCCATTGCTTCCATCGCCTCTTGGCGCTTGGTCGCGTAGCCTGGGCCGGTCACAACCATCACATCGTACTTGCCGACGCCGGGGTTGTAGATTTTGTCAATCACGATGCCGCGCTCGTCCACGATCTTTTTGACCGCTTCGGGCTGCATCGGGTTGATCTTGATAGCCTGTGACTCACCGTCTTCCTTGACGATCCGCGCCACGCGCTGCGTGTCGTAGATCTTGGGAATCAGGTCGATCAACTGCCGCGCCAAGCGCCGGACAGCACGGGCGTAGTTGTCGTTGTAGTGGTAAGTGCCGGTGTCAGCTTCCTTCTGGCGAGCCAGAATGGCCTTACCCGAGCGTTCGTTGCCCGCCATGCCCAGCGCAGCGTTGTACTGCCCCGTGACGGACTTAATGTCCTCCGCAGCGCCCGCCTTGGCTTGCAGAAGCCCGCTAGAGGCCATAGGAGGCTGTGCGCGAGACGGCAGCGGCAACATACCGCCAGCCCCGTCCGTGACGTCCGGGTTGACTTCCAGATAAGGCCAGTTGTTGGTGTTGGCAGTCTTCCACTGCGACTCGTAACCCTCAAACTGACCGCCGTAACCGATAAACGGTGCCTTGGGTGCCAGCGCCAGCATTTCGGCTTCTTGGCTGACCCAGTAGTTGTACATACGCTGCGGGTCTTTGGCGTTGCGCACCAGACCCGAGATGTAGATACGCCCTTCAACCTCAAACTCGTTACCCAGCACGCGAATAACGGGGATGTGATCGCCGGCCCAGTCGGCTTTCTCAAGCACTTCGTAGCCGTTGATCTTGAGCCACTTGACTTGCTTGCGTTCAGCGTCGCGCGAGCGCAGCGGCTTGCCAAACTGCATCCGCAGCATCTTGTCTTCGGGCGAACCTTGGAACGCTGTGACGTTGCCTGGGTACAGGTTCAACGTCTGCTTGCTGATCTCATAATAGAAATACTCAGCAATGCGAACCGTGTTCTCGTTCATCCACTGGCTGATGGACTGATCGCCCACGCCCAGCGTCTGCAAGGTCGAAATAGGCGCTGCGTCTGGGTACAGACGCTCGTATTCATCCTTGGCGATGTCTTCCGTGATGAAGCACCAGCGGGCATCCGCGCCGCAGGGATCTTGCATCATCGGATCCATGTATACGCTAAAGGAGTTGCGAATGCGCCCAATCTTGATGTCTTGGTCAAACGTATCGGCGTTGCAGTATTCGGTCAGCAAACGGATGTAGCCTTCGCCGTAAGTGACTTGGTTTTCGCACGCTGTGTCGTAAGCCACGTCCGCATCGGAGATGTACTCAATGTGGCGGATCAGCCCGTTGAATACGTCGGCTACTTCAATGTCGGCCTTGTCATCGGCAGGGATGACCTTGGGGGCCGGGCGGTTTAACCGCAGTTCATTGGTGACTTGATGAACGTGCTGGGGCAGCTTGTTAATCGTTAAGCATGGCCGTGCGTTAATGGTTTGACCTTGCACGGCTCCACGGGTAGCCAACACATCGGCGGGCCATTGCCAATGATTATCCGGTGACCCTGCGTAAAACCGCAGGTCATCGAGTTCATCTTCGCGTGATTCGGACAACGCGGAGATAGCCGTGTCCAGCCGCGCACGGGCGGTTGCCAGAACTTGGTCATCTGACTTGTCTTTGGCCGACCCGCCGTTGGATACAGCGCCAGCGGCTGCGATGCCCGTGTAATCTTGCGGCATGAATTACTTTTTGCCTTTGCTACCGCCAGCGCGGCGTTTGGTGGCGTAAGCGATTGCGACGGCCTGCTTAACCGGCTTGCCCGCAGCAACTTCCGCCTTGACGTTCTTGCGGAAGGCTTGCTTGGATGAGGATTTAACCAAAGGCATATTACTTCCTTTTCTTGGCGGTCTTGGCCGAATCCCGAAATGCCTTAGCCGTCGGTGCGCCCTTGGCGCTAGGCTTTCGCATTTTCTCGCCAGACCCGGCGGCAATACGTTCGCGCTTGGCGTTAATATTAGCGTACAACCCTGGCTTTTTCATCCGCAATTCCACCTTTTCATGCTGGCTTTAGCACGGTCAGCGTTCTTGGACTTTGCCACAACGCCACCCATCCTAGCGCAAAACGACTTCTTGCGCCCTGCTTCAGCTTTACTCTTAGGATGCGGCGCGGGGGCCTTCAGGTGTGACCCTGTGGCGGCGTTGTACTTGGCGCGGCCTTTAGCCGTCAACCCTGCGCCCTTGGCCACGGAGAGTTTCTCGCCGCGTCCGACCGCTAAAGAAACACTTTTCTTAGCCATTACGCGCCCATCCAACTGGTAGTAACCGTGCTTTGCCCATAGGCTTTACGCGGTTCGTTGCGTGAATTGTACTCTCTATGGGCGACGGGGAAGGCAAAAGTCACCGCCAGCGCATCGGCAGCGTCGGGAGACGCCAAGCCACGCGAGCGCATTTCCTTTTTACCCTCCAAGAAGATCGTCCCCGCAGAGTTGGGTTTGGTCATCGGGCCGGTCAAGTCAGCTTTTAACTGCTTGTCTGGCGGGATACTAGCAGTACGCAGCCAGTCTTTCATAGCCCCCCAAAGTTCAGCGCGTTTGTTACCCCACATAATGGAGTTCTTAGCCTTCCAGCCAAAGTTTACGCCGCGCACCTTATACCGCTGCTCGTTGAGCCGATCCAAGATGCCATACCCCAAGCCGCCTTCGTCAATCACCGTCAGCGCCGGCTTAAATTCCTCAATTGCGTCGATCACGCGGCCCACAATGGTCATGGTGTCCTCCCCTTGATAGCGCTTAATCGCCACAATGTCGCGCCCTTGGCGCACCAGAATCACCGTGGAGTCCGCGCCGCCGCGTGCCGGGTCGATACCCATCACGATCGGGGCTGTTGAGTCCTTGTAGCGGGGCCGATTGGCCGCGTCGTTGACCGCCGTGGGGCTAATAAATTGCCCATCGCCGCTGGAGGGGAATTCCCCGTACACTTCTCCCCGCGCCTGGGCGCTATCTTCGCCATATTCGGCGATGATCTGCTCATATACCTGCTTATCGGTGTCCTCTACCGTGCGCGCGTCGATGTTCTGCGTCTGCCAGAAGTCGCGTTTGGCGTTAAAGCACTCGTAGAAGTATCCTTGGTTGCGTCGGGGGTTGGAAAACGCGCACCAGAAGCGATTTGGCGTGTTTTCCGTGAAAAAGCCGCCCGTCACCGCCCAAATAGGGTCAGGGATACCGCTCGCCTCATCAAATATAACCAGCACGCCATCGTAGTTATGCACACCGGCATACGCGTCGGGATTCTCCTCGCTCCACAACCGCCCTTCAGCGGCCCAGTAGCGTGTTCCCTTCTTCAAGTCGCGCTCCACCAGCTCCGTCAACCATTGCGCGGGGGTGATTCTTGTGGCGCTGATCTCAAACCAGTGGCTGTGTAGCGCCATCGCCAGCCACTTTGTAATTTCTGCCCATGTCACCGCGCGAAGCTGCGCCTCGGAGTTGGCACTGACGATGGTCGTTGAGCCTATGCGGGTCGTGAGCATCCAAATGACGATCCAAGACACCAGCGCCGACTTGCCGATACCGCGACCGGAGGCAATCG